CCCCACATAGACTTGCTCAGTTGGTCCAACAATGGAAACAATCTTTTTTAGATATTTACAGACTTGCTGAATTAGTTGATTTTCCCAATGGATTCGTGTTTCTTCTCCTCCATAAGGCTGTGATCCAGGGCGCCGCAAACAATGGTAGACCATACAGTTAAAATCAACCCATAAATGGGTTGGTTGTACTCCTTTACGAACATTGGATAATAAACCCGGTATGCGATCACATAATTTTTTATAATACGAAGGAATACCCATACCTCAAACAGGAAGGAAGCTCTCTATGAGTTCTTATTTTAATGAGCTTAAGTCACTGACCACTACTGTACTATCTCCAGCATTCCATGACTTTATGCGATCTATGCCAGATTCTATATTTCTAGGTTCTTCTATTTTTGCCATGTTGACTCAGAACTATCCATTAGGAATTTTTGTATTTGCCATGCTCGAATTTGGACTAGCACATCGCCTTTTTGGCGGTTTAATTGGCATTGTCGAAAATCCTGAAAAAAAGGTAGCATCTTTGCCCTGTACACCAGGAATTCCAAGCCCCTATCTGGTAAGTGCTATTGGAACACTACTAGCACAAACACCCTTTCCGAGTGGACCCATATTTTTCATGAGCGCAGTGATTTCCTACACACTTGCCGCAGTTTTAAATTTCAGAGATGAACTTCACGAACTTGGAAAAAAGGATTCTGAATGGTCTCTTCGTACTCCTTTTAGTTTTATATTTAGTTTTCTCTTATTAATATTATTTATTGTATGGCGCTACATGAATTCTTGTGATAATTTTCTTTCTATACTTGGTTCGGTTCTATTTGGTCTAGTACTAGGAGGATTAGTCCATGTAGTCCATGTCTATTTATTTGGCCGTGACTCGATTAATTTCCTAGGCATTCCTCTCTTAGCAGATCGTGCTGCAAATGCTCGCCCGCTGTATGTATGTGCCACACAAACAAAACAACAAGAATAGTTAGTTCATTTGAAATCTATACGGAAAGTTAGAGTTAGTGGGATGTCCTCAATCATAGGAGATTTTGTATGTGGAACACGTCAACTAGTAAGTCAAGGATTTCGAAGTCTTCCGGCTATTCTAGGCGGGGCATCACTTACTTTAGGAATGACTCAAGGAAATTTTAATTTCATATTTTTCTTTGTGGGAATGTTTCTATTTACACCAATTGCCGCAGGGTTGGTCAATGGGCTCTGGGAACTTATTTTTTCCAATGTACATGGATGGTTTGCCCCTCCTCCAGAACTATGGAAACTACCAAATGGAGATGCTCAAGCATGCTCTATTTTTACAGTAGGAGGTGTCCAAGGCGCTCCTGCGACTGTAAATGTTGTTCCAACCTATTGGATGACCATGATGGCATTCTTCTTTGTATATTTATTTGAAAACGCATACTATTTATACAATAAACAAAAGACAGACAAGGCTCCATCCCAGGCAGTTACAGCTCGCAAGGCACAAGCACTTATCAGCATGATTGTGATTGTTGCATTAGGAATTGTATGTACAATGTTACGTTACGCAACAGCATGTGAAACTGGATTCGGCGTCTTTGTATCACTTCTTCTTGGCGGCTATATGGCACATGGATGGTATAAATTTATGAAAGTATGTGGAATGGGACGTCTTGATGACTTGTTTGGAATTAGTAGTCGTATTTTGCCTTTGCAAAGTTATGAAGAGGTAGATCCAGCAGTATGTATACCCACCGAGTAAGAGTCTGTAAAAAATTGACCGTCGCCCGTCCCTCTTTAGATGGTATAACGAAGCCCGAAATGTCTTACAGTCCTATCAGAATCCGTTTTACTCGCAGCACCGATCAGACCCAGGATGATGTAATTACAATTACACCATCCTTGATGAAGACTTGTGGAGGGTCTTGTATGACAGAGTACAAGATTGTATTCACAGCTGCAAATTGTGAATCTTCCTCTTCCAAAAAGAATATGAGTACACAACTTCCAGCTCGCTTTCTAGAGATGTATTTGAAAAGTCTCTTGAGAATGATCGAGAACGATACTGAGCCGTATCTATCTGTTCAGTTGGATATGCCACTTGTGCCAACGGTTATGTTTGATCCTACTAATCTTGGTACGGTAATTAATCCTATTCTAGACAATCTCTTGATTCTTCTTACTAATTGGCCAACCCACGATGTAGTACCCCTTGCCAGGACATACTTTCCCAGGAAACAGCGTACGCATCTCTTCTTTGACGAGGATGGAGAGATTATTTAACACCGCAAACTAAATGCCATACATAGCTCGTAGACGAATCACTACACTCTTCCAGCGATGAACATCTTCTACTTTCAACTGACGCTTCTCCAATCCTAACTGGAACATCTTATAGAGATCCTTTATCTCTTTTTCAATGGACTGTTTAGGATATTGAGTTGACATCATGTCCAAGGTAGGCGATACTTTTCCATTGGACTGATTTACAGCATCGTGGCAACCCCATATCCACTCTCGTAAAAATGTGCGCCTATCTTCTCCCAGTATAGACCGTAAATGTCCAAATTTATGCCCTACAATCCATGTTCCATAATGTTGTTTACATAACCCACATGGCATCGCAAATTGTTGTGCTTTTAATAAAACAACCCATGCGTCAGCTTCATCATTTTGTAGGATAGGATTTGTAGATAATCCGCTACACTCGGCAAATATATGAAGGACTTTCCAGAATCGTGGCCCCCATGTTATTCGAGATAAATTAATAGAATCTGGTTCACTCATACCAATTTGTTCCTATAGGATAAATTTGAAGAGAATTTGCAAACGCATCATACCCGTACACACATGCCTACTGTAAAAATACCAGTTTCTTTATTTGATACGTTACAGTCCACATTCAAGTTGGAAGCAAAACGGATCTGTAAATCCGTAGCATCTATTCTAAAGCAACCTGAAAAAGAAGTACTAGATCTAATACTGAAATCACAACTACAAATACAGATTCTAGAAGATCATGAACAGTCAGTCTCTTGTCCAGTATTGGTACAGCATGAAAATATTCTAGAACGATGCCGAGCTGCCAATATTTTAGGAACGGGACGGTGTATAAAACATCAAGCAGTAACACGCATTCCGGAATTACCTTCTACACTCAAACAACTCACGCGGATTGAATGTACATCAGATACAACAGATCCATTATGGTGCGATGAAGTAACTGGGTTTGTATATACAAGTTCTGGAATACATACTGGATGGTATGTAAATGAACGATTAACTCTCTTTACCTGTGTAGAATCTCCATAATATAAACCTTTCCATACTATATACTATAGGCTCTCTCATGGTTTTTTCAATACCATCAAATCTTTTTCCAGATAGTGCAATACGATTTGCACGGAAATCTCCACTGGAACGCCATCGTATACGCCAAAGACGTATACAACTGGAAGCACAGTGTAGAAAAAGCTTTTTCTGCTTATTAAGCTGTATAGATACTATTCCTACGTCTATACTATTTTTATTTTCAAGACGTCCATCTACATTCATAGGAAGACATCTATACTATATAAACCAAATTGTAGACGATGCTCCTATAAATTCTATATTTCGCATATCCTTACTAGAAAAGGAACGCGCACTATGTATCAAGTGGTTTGAAATTGAACGAAAAGTTCGATATCAAATGAAACGAGTCGTCTCTCTGTGGCTCTATAAGCGCTACAAAGGAAGAATCCTTAATACAGAGGATCCTGCAACATTATGTGCTCCTATTGTGCCTATTTCTGTATTTGATGTAAGACAGCGGGGGATGTATAGATTTGAACTGTCAAGTCTCAAAAAACAGATGGAGGCGGAACTCTGTTATGCAGAGTGGCTATTTCCAGAACCGAGACATCCAAAGAATCCATTGACAAATCTGGAATTTACGGAAGCACAACGAATATCTATTTTACGGCAGTTTCGGTTTCATAACATAGGTTCTTGGATTTTAGAAGCATATTACTCGACAGAATGGGATTTGATTGAATTTGGAAGCATGTATCATATTCCATTAAAACTTAAGGCGTTAGAGTATTTGGTTCGTAATCCTTCTTCAGATGAGACTATCGAATCTGTACAAGACTATATCCTTGAAGAGTTTAAGTATCATAAATTACCTACAACAACAATTTGTGTAAGTATGCGCATATTAAACTGGGCTGTAAAAAATTCATATACAACGCCTTATATACAAGAATGGATAAAACTGTTTGAAGAGCACACAAGAGCTTCTATCCTATTTGGCGATTATGAGCCAACCCATGAATATACAATAAAACTACGAAATTTTCATATACAGTCGAAATTATTATTTTGTGAAAAAATACAATATGAAACGATCCGAGCAGCATATATTCAAATAAACCGGCCACCGCGGCTCCTACAGCGACAAACACCAACTATACAATTTCCCATACGCAATACTTCTCTTGGTATACCATCTCAGGATTCCAGTCCTATAGATGAATTGGATGATTCATCGGCAACAGAATCTGAAGATACTTCACTATCAATATATGTACAAGATGAAAATCGTATAATTGTAGAATTACCGGACGGAACTGTTCGTGTTATTTACTCATTACCAAATGCTATGTACAATTTACAGATTGGAAATCCATCGTCTGTAATAGAAGATGGGGCAAACCCGCAAGTGTAAACAAAAGCAACATACAAAGGCGATTGCTGTATTTCGCGACGGCTCCGTAGAAGGGGAAGTTGTAATTCATGATTTGCCAGCAAATCGTGTATCCATCCAAGCCACATTTTCCAAGTTACCACCTGGAAATCATGGATTTCATATTCATACGGCAGGAGATTTACGGGGAGAAGGATGCAAAGGCTTGTGTGCCCATTATCACACGGGTCCCTCGAACGCAACGCATGGCGATGAACCTACAAAAGGCTCACGACGCCAAAGGCATACAGGAGATCTAGGAAACATAGAACTCCCGTCATCTGGAACTTTTACAAAAACGTATACAGTATCTGGAACATCTGTTCGTGATTTATGGGGTCGATCTATAATTGTTCACGCAGACAAAGATGATCTTGGATTAGGAGATTTTGACGATTCGAAAATTACAGGACATTCTGGTGCTCGCATCGCATGTGCTATATTAGGTCGTGGAAATTGATTCTATTTGTCCATTCATTCCAAATCGAATATTAAATACTGTCGCAAGTGTGTTGACTCGAGCAGCACGAGTTCCTAGAGAAAATAAGGAATCGGATCCAATGCATTCATGACCGTTTTCCAATCGTTTAAAAATATCTTTATACGCCTCTATCCCTGATGGACGTATACAAATATTGTGTAGAAAACAGTAAATAGACATCCATTGATCATCTACGTGCATAGCACACTCTGGTAAGAAAAACGATGGAAGCTGTTTGAATAAGGAGGCATGACCTAGATTTCCAACATATCCGTGAATAAGACCGCCAGATGTATCTTTTTGAATGGTCGCATATCGATTTTGATAGACACACAAGGAATCAATTCTATCTTTCATTTTCTGAAGTAGGTCTGGAGCATATTCTTGATCATCATCACAAAAGAAAATCCAAGCATGCTCTGAAATATGAGAAAGTGCCCCTAGATATTTGGTAGCTGGACCCTTGTCTTCGCATACTACAACTGTAACTTTATTTCTATAAGGCTCTGTTTGTAAATAGTCTGGTACTATGATGGATGTTTGAAATCGCGTATAATAAGACGCAACATTCAGATAGATATGATCTACTTGACTTACTAAGGAATCGATAGTTCCTTTACAATATGTACTAATACGAGAGGGAATTGTAGTTAAGGATGCTACGGTATACAAGCTACAGGATGGTATATGTACTATAGAATCATTATGATCCGCCTTGTACCATGTACAATTCCATCCATCCAATTCCAGTCGATGCCATATATTTACTTCCCATACCAAGGTACGTGTTTCGCGCAGTATAGCTGGTAATGAAGTTCTGTACAATGTGTAAAATGCTTCTAGAGACAGTTTATCCCCTAGAAAAAATCCTCCACAAAATCTCCAATTAATCGATTCATACAACTGTGAAGAACCCATTCCCTTGTGCCAACATCCTGGAAATGCCAGCAATCGTGACGAAAGTGCTGTTTTGGAAAGCATGGTCAAATACTGCAAGGATGCTTCTGTATTGCGAAATACATGACAAATGGAAAAATCAATCCATGCAAAATGGCATGTTGTGAATGGATTACGATCCATAGCTTTTTTGACAAATTCAATCTTGGAATTCATAAGTATCATAAAATTTCTTGTATCATGATGTGGTGTAAGATGTTTAGGAAGAAGGAGCAATTCCTGTGTACATTCTTTATAGGTCAACAATTCGTCTAATTCAATTGGAATATAGACTATATTTTTCGCATGAATAATACGGTCTATATAACAATGACTAATAAATACGACAAGAGGGATGCCAGAAGACGCCAAGGTTGAAAAATGGGAAAAACATGTATCGACAGATTTATCTTTTGAACGGTCTTCATGTAAATCTAGAAAGGCCGTAACAAATGTTACTGTCATTACTAGTACACATGTAGAGCATATAGTTTAGACCATTGTTTCTTTTCCCATTAACAGAAATTCTTTTTTCATGGGATATGTGTAACTATGTCCTGTGTAGTGAAATGTCTTGTATAATCCGAGAAGTGTGTCTAGTATCGATTGACTAGAAGTTCGTTGTTGTTTGACCCATGTAAGAACATTGGTATGTACAATGCCCCAAACAAATAGACGTTCGTGTCCAATCCAATTAATCCACCAACGAAGCAAAGGTCCTTCAGGAAGACCAGATCCGTGGGATTTTTCACGATCGGCCGCAGACCATTCGTCTGGATGATCGCATGTTACCCAAGGAAAGTGTGTATCCCAGAATGCTTCTACATCCATAGAGTCGGTAATACACTGACGCCAATAGGCAGATGCTTTGCATGTATCGAATCCAAATGTACACAATTCTTCGGTAGTAGTTCCGCCAGCACCACGCCAGGTTAATCCATATAGACAATCATAGGGTATAGAATACAATCGCTGTGATCGTAGAGATGAACCTACTATTGCCGTATAGGTATCCAAAGATGGAATTGTCAAACTGAGCCATGTACTTGTAGGAACACGGGATGCTCCGTACACAACAATAACTGCTGTTGCCTTTGCAAAGATACTATAGGCATTCATATTACATTGAAGAGCCTCAAGAATCCTATCTATACGTATATCGGTTGAACTGTCCACAAGAGGTTGCCAAAAGGCTTCCTCTTCTTTTTTACAAGAAGAAAGCCAGATACTAAATAAGTGTCCAGGAGCTTCTGGTAATGTACCGCCTACAACAACAGACCATAAGAGCCACCAAATGGATGAATCACGCTCTTTGCACCAGAGAAGTTGTTTACAAAGACGCCATCGTCCTTCACGAGTTTCAGAATCAACTGACCATGCTTCTAGCCATGCTAGACGACGTATTCCAATCCGCATCATCCAGGATACAAACAGTAGACGTCGCACTTCATTTCCATACCGTGAATCTTCCAATTCTTCCAACCAGAAGAGGGCTTCATTCATACGCCCTTGTTTCAAACAATATAAGAAAGCAGCACGTACTTCATCGAATCGGTAAAGTCGTTTTGTAAGCATACTAAAGAATAGGGTACGGATATGTGTATGCGAAAAAACATCCTCAATTTTTTTGTAAGAGGCGTCCAGGAACTTTGTGTACGTATGCAATCGAATCCCGCACATGAAATACTTCCAGGCCTCTGGCTAGGAAACAAAGCGGCAAGCCAAGATCGTATGTGGCTTCAAACAAACCAAATAGGAGCTGTATTTAATTGTACAAAAGATCTTCCATTTGTACAGAATATTGGAATTCATATGTATCGTGTACCTGTGGACGATAATTTAGAAGCGGAAGAAATTCGTAATTTACAACATTGGTCATGGGAAATTGTATACAAAGTGGCAAAAGAACGATCGGATGGAAATCGTATCTTAATTCATTGTTTTGCTGGAATGCAACGGTCGGCTGCTGTAACTGCCATGTTTTTAATCAGTCAGTATCGCTGTACAACAGATGAGGCAATTGCCTACATTAAACAAAAACGACCGATCGCATTCTATGGAAATGTGAATTTTTATCCATCCATTAAAGAATTTGAACTGAGTTTTCGTAAAATGATTTCTGAAAATCCATCTAAATATCCACGAATTTCTTTACCTCAATAAAATTATTCTTCGTATACTAACATTCCTATACTAAGTATACCCAATAAAGCGCCAATTATCTTTGTATTGGATAACTTTTCTTTAAAAACGCATACACAGAGAAAGGTAATGAATATTGTACTAATTGTATCCCATAAGAAATTCATAACTGCAAGACCTTCCATTTTCAAAGATACTAAGAGAACAAGAGGACTTAGTCCGTAAAGAAGTACGGGAAGTATCATCCAGTATGGATTTGATCCAAGACTTACATATTTTACAAAAGGAAATGCTATAACATCTACTAATGCTAGAAGAAGTCCAAACCCGAGTGATCTCCAATTTACAATACTCATTCCTATCTATAGTATTAATTCTTTTTGTAAATCCTGGTAGGATAATGACTCGTCGTTTAAATAAGACACGTAAGGCAAATAAACCATCAAAACAAGTTCAACATCATCATTTATTGATGCGTTTGGAATTAGAAACATGTCCTTTAAAAAAAGATAAAGAACATGTGGAACATATGATTGAACAAATCATTAAAGATATTCAAATGAAACCGTTGGCAAAGCCCCATGTTTATTATATGACTTACCCGAGGTTTAATGAAGGTCTTACTGGAATAGCACCGATTGAGACCAGTCATATTGCATTCCATTTCTGGAACCGTCCTGATCCACGTATTTTACATACTGGAGCAAGTAATTGCTTGTTGGAATTTGATGTGTATACATGTGGAAGCTTGACAATTCGGAATATTGGAATTATTCTACATCATTTGACCCAATATAAGCCAGTATATGCGGATATAACACTTTTGAATCGAAATACAGGATTGACTATTGATCGGCATATGCATTGGAATTCGGAAGAAAGTCCGATGAATTGGGTTCAATGGTTGGCGACCCCTGTATTTCATTAGGTCATTTTGTATACATCCAAGGTTCGTGCGCTCGGATCCTTGGCGCCAGGAGTCCATTTGGGCATCCAATGATAGGGAACAACTGCTGTTTGAGCGTTTCGGTAGAATCGGTCAAATAGTATACGGTAATAATATGCCTCGGCTGTTTGAGGGGTTAGATGGGGAAATGCAACGGTGCGATCCTTCCAATTGTCCCCAACCTCTTCCAGACTTTTTGTTTGACAGAGTTGGTACCAAGATTGTTCCTTCGAACCAGATACGCCGTCACTGAATGCTTCCTTTTTGCGCCAAAGAATTTCATGAGGCAAGAGGCCAGACCCAGCAAATGCTTCGCGTAAGATCCACTTTTCGCATTGGCCTCCTTTGAGTGGTCGTCGTAGCTTAGTTGCCAATCCACGCGCCACGGCAACAAACTGTTTGTCCAAGAACGGAGTACGAGCCTCCAATCCGTGACTACTGATACAACGATCGGAGCGAAGAACGTCAAACAAATGCATGTCGGTCAACAAACGCCCTGACTCGGCTTCAAATGCTTCATCAGATGGAGCATTGTAAAAATACATGTACCCGCCAAAGACTTCATCGGACCCATCGCCATTGAAGACAACTTTGCAGTCTGTTTTTTCTTTGATTGCCTTGGCCACCAAGTAGTTTCCAACAGATGCTCGAACGGTCGTGATATCGTAGGATTCAATGGCCTGAACGACTTCTGGAACTGCATCAAAAAACTCGTCTGGAGTCATAACAAGTTCGGTATGATTGGAGCCGATGTGATTTGCTACTAGTCGTGCACAGCGAAGATCTTCAGATCCTTGGAAGCCGATACTAAATGTTTGAAGAGGTGCCGCACCTGCTTGTTTGAGTTCGGCTTGAACAAGTGAGGCGATCAAACTGCTGTCAAGACCGCCACTTAATAAGGCAGCAACAGGTCGCTCGGCCATCATACGTTTACGAACTGCGTCTTTGAGAGAATACACAAGGGCTTGTTTGGCAGATTCTTCCTCCTTTAACAAAGGCTGTTTGATCCAAGGAACAGTATGATATGCCTCAAATCCAATACGATTGAGGGTATTCAGATCGTATGCAGCATAATGTCCAGGAGGAAATGCTTCGACAATGGAACAAGATGCTAGAGGAAGTGCCTTTAATTCACTGGCAAATACAATCGAGGCAATTGGAAGGCCATTTCCAGACCCGTCAAGAACTTTTGCACGATCAGATCCGAACATGTCTGGCTTTCCTAAGATATATCCAACGTACAAGGGGCGTACGCCATACGGATCACGTGCTACAAACGCAGTAGACCCGTCGACAAGTACAGTGGCAAAAACACCGTCCAAGGAACGAAAGAATGTGGGAGCATCGGTTTGAGTCCCAAGTGTTTTAAATAATGGACCCAACACTTCACAGTCGGATCCAGAATTGATAGAACAATTGTATCGAATCAATAGGTCTTTCCAATTGTAGATTTCTCCATTGCAGACCCAAGTAAGATCATCAGAACGCATGGGCTGCATTCCAGCTTCGTTAAGACCATTAATGGCAAGTCGTGTGAATCCTAGTTGAAAATTGGAGCCTTGTACAATACGTGATCCTTCAGGTCCACGCGCTGCCAACTTTGTAAGAAGATGTTTGGCAGTGCCAGCCTCAATAGGATTTCCTAGTACACACCAAATACCACACATTGCTAAGTATGTGATATTTGATGATTGTTTAGATGCTTCTTATCTATTTCTGCGGGTTCTACGATGCGTCTTATTTTTCTTAGCCTTTACTGCGGCTAAGGCGGGATCTGCAGCTGCTTTCGCATTCAAAGCCTTTTTTGCCGCATTTACTTTCGTAGTTAAACGTTTAAACGTCTTTTTCTTAGTAGATTTATTATTTGGTTTAGGAGTCTGTACTGCAGCTAGTGCTGCTGTTGCAGCTGCTTTTGCATTCAAACGTGGCGAAGTTTTTCGAACAGGAGGTGGGGGTGGTGGACTGATTCGAACAGGAGGTGGGGGCGGTAAAGTTTTTTGGACTTGAGATGCCTTTAACGCTTTGGCAGCATCTGCTCTTTGTTTTCCTACATTTGAATCAGTACAGTTGGGTTTTACCCATGACGTATCAAATAAGTCATTTGTACATTGTTTGGATAATGTCTGAAGTTTACACAAGGTTCTATCATCCCATTGAAATAAATACTCTAAATCCTTCTCTGTTTGACCATCGGCTACAACTGTGCATGGCTCAAAATGATTTCCAGTATGATAGATAAATATACACGAACAATCTGGGCTTTGATAGGACGTAGTACATACAATTTGAATTTGTTTCGAAGCCTCATCACGCTTCAAATATATCAAGTTTACACCAAAGTACCACGCAATTAAATATCCATCAAGTTCATCAATTTCTTGTTTATCAGCCCCCAAACTTGCTTTGAACGCATCTAGTTTCGGGCAAAGGTCAGCCTTCTTCAAGAAGTTGGGTGCTGCTTTATGGATGGCACTCACATTTGGTTCCGCGGCGCACCATTTACGAAATAATGTTTCAATTTCAATACGATTCTTCAAAGAAAGATTTCTATATTTGGCACTTAATGCTGTTAAAAACGCATCAAACCAACATCCGTTCCTAGATCCATTTGCAGAAACGCGTGCTAGTCCGGTTCCTTCAAGAGGCTGATAGAATTTCTCTTGCTCTGTCTGGACTAGATTTCCACTTACAGTGGCAAGTTTGAGGGAAGGTAGTCTATTCTTTGTACGAAATACGGCTGTTTCAAATGAGGATAGTACAGTTGTTTCTAAATATTGTCCTGGATCTTCGATACGTATTGTATTTGATGTGGCTGCTTTATTTGCCATCTCCTATTCTATAGACGTAATAGAAGTTCGTCTATAGAATGCCCCTTGATGCAAGCGATAAAATTCGTAAAATCCAGGAGATTAAAGTAACACAGGGATACATAATTGCGAAACAAACAACACAACCAGATGTCAATGTGAGCACATGTACTGGATTTTACGCCTATTCTACAATTCGTAATTTTACTGACTATTCTTTGCGACAACAAACCGAGGATGGAATACAATATTTCAGCACATGTCAGGGAACAGCATAAGTAATTCCCGGGAACAAACACTGCAAACTTAATACCCAAACAAGAGTGTCGCGCGACCTCCAAAAATACGTAAAATATTATAGGTTTCGGCATAGATGTAAATCCATACATGTTGTGGTGTACCGTTGGTACCTGCAATTCCAAATCGTAACTCTTTTTTCATAATACGGTTCATATTTGTCTCTCCCATGGGCGTGGATGGAGGATAGTAACAACTCTGAACATTAAATGGAATCGTGTACATATACCGATTTACCCAAGGAGATTTCCGTTCTTCATAGGAAGGAAGTATACTTCGATACAAGGCGCAGTTTTCTGTACTTGTCTTGACGTACGACCCTTCATAGATCAATTCAATGCTTGTAAAAGGCTCGGATCCACGTGTACTAAATCCAGGAATAAGGGGGGATACGTAGGCTGCATTCAAGCCACTGCAATCAGGCCACCAGGGAGCACGAAGAACTGAGCCGCCACTCAAGTCTCGTGTAGCTAAAAAATGGGCATTGTAACTAAGAGCATAATAATTCTGTGCCATCCAGTACAAGTGACGAATTGGGTTTGGTAATTCCATGGGAATTGTCACATAAGGAAACCCTTGACTATCTTTTGGATCAATCTTATAATGTTGTGGAATCGGAAGTTGTACATCTCCTAGACGCCATCGATTTGCTTCAGGCTTATCTAGATAGATGTATTCGGCCAAGAGATACGTATCTCCTAGAGCAAGGCCAGAAGGCATACTGAATCCAGGAATCTGACTCACAGTTTCCGAGGTTGGAAGGCCAGGTTGGATGGATCCAGCAGGATCGGTTTGATAAAAGGGGCTTTTTAGTATAGGCCACAAGGAACCTCCAGCACATGGATCCAACACTGCTTGTGATCGTGATTCTGTATAATAAGAACTGTTCAAATCACGAAATTGAATGCCTACACGCACATCGTCGACGTGAATTGCATCAATGGGAAACGGGGAGCCTAGATCGCCTCGACTAAACCAAAAGGGCAAAGGGATTGTAAGTGTCAAGGGAGTTGTAGAGTTTCCTAGACTTGTTTGTGTGAATCCATTGTCAAGACGGCCAATCATTGTATTTTTATTCACAAGTTTCTCAAGAGGTACGTCAAATTCATCATGAATTTCGAGGAGCCTTGAGTCAAGTGTATCGATTGTTGCTCCTCCAATTTGAATCGTTGCGGAGGAAACAAGTACATGGCCGATACTATTTGTCCAGCCAAATTGCGGCCCTACAAACTTTACACCCGCGGCTGCTTTTGCGGCTGCTTGAGCTGTATAAATATCAGGCAATGTAGTTACTAGGTACAAACGTGTAATAAGTTCCCCCTTTGTTAAGAGTTGACAATAGGCTGTTTTACCAAATCCAGGTTTTTGCTGAAAGTCTAGACGATGCCATTTTGTTGTAAAACGACCAGCGCGAATAAGAACACGAACAAAAAATGAAGCATCGACGCTAGGACCACCTGTTGGCAAAAGCCGTTGATCTTGAATACCACTATGAAGAAGCCGTACAAGAGCAGCTACCATCTACTTGTATTTTGATTCTGATTTAGACTGTGTATGTTTCTGTAGTTTTCTATCTAAAATAGACTTGTATACTTTCAGATCCGTTTGGAAATCTTTACTAACTATTTGAGAATACGGATTATTTATTGTAAGAGGAATCATGGTTATATTTAATATTTCACAATCTGTCATGGGGTATCTGTATAATACAAGTTCATATGTTTCAATTGGAATTGATTCATACAATCGGGATTGGAGTCCTGACTTTGCAATTATGCGTAGCATACTTCGTAACTGTTTGAATGTATATACTACAATAATATATGTATCTACTTGATAAATATAGTATGGTTTTAGCTTACGTTGCAGTGTCTCTATAAGTTTTTTAGGGACGTCTGTAGAATCGAAGAATTCTTCAATCATTTCACGAAGGGCGGTGACCATGTAGGTTTCATCAGGTTCTTTGGCTCCACCAAATCCTGAAAGGATTCGATTGTCATTCGTATCGGTTTGGAGTCCAGCAAGGACAGATGTACCATCTGTAAAGAGAACTCCAGCTGCTGTATAGCTATGTGGGCGTACAGACGCGTCAATCGTAGGAACAGTATTCCAGAAACAGAACATTGATTGATAGGGGATGGTAGCTAACCATGACCTTGAACCAATTTCAATTTTTTATGAGCTAAACACCTTGTTGGCAATACCACGTTCAAAACGTACCCAATTGAACGCAATAGAGTATACAAAGACTTCAAATTCAAGGGTTTCGGTGCCTCCTGGAGGACGAATGTCAAGACGAAGACGTACATCGGACGATCGGCTGGCATTCATCCATCCAGACGGATTTTGAAGTCCAGGATTCTGAGCAAAACTATATCCGTAAATAAAGGAATTGTAGGCTACAATTCCACCCTTGTGTCGTTTCCCAACATCGCGGCGAAAATAGTCTCCTGGTGCTTCGATCAAAGGGACACCATCGACTTGAAGAATTGCGTATTGGAGCATACTTTGTAGTGGAGCCGTTGTAGCATTGTATTCGGATTCAAGGCGATTGCTGTAATTTGTCCATTCATTGTTTACAGATACAGCATTGCGTCGAATAAACCAGAAGAGTTCTTCGACAGGACCGTTAATTTCGATGGGAAGTTGAAGACGTATGACGCCATTGGATGGAACATTGACAACATATTTTTGCGGTTCACTGAATTGAAAGAGTTGTACTTCACGAAACATTCGTTCAAAGGGAGCATGTACTGCAGCAGTTCGTAGTTTTCCATCAAGAAGCATTCCGTAGGTTGTAAGACGAGCATCTAGAAATTGCGGAACGGTAGAAGAAGCAACAACAGTCTGTGTTCCTCCAGCTTTCTTCTGAAACACAAAGGATTTTCCAAGAGGTGTTTCGTTGCATGTGGCACGAAATCCAGAGGCAATACGGACACATTCGGAAAAAGGTCGAAGTGTGATGGCTACACGAACTGTTCCATCTTTGCAGGATAGAAGAGGGAGTCCATTGCGAAGCCGAATGCGTTGAAAGCTAAAAGGAAGAATACAACTAATAAATCCATTCGAGGTTGGGAAGACTTGTGTTTGGTTCGTTGCTTTTAATTGTGGAATTGTTACACGGCCATTTCCATCTACACCGATTCCAAATTGTGTATTTATATCGGAATAGACTGCGCTAAATACATTGGCAAAATCTCCATTCACTGTTTCCAAGACTTGATCTTCCAAGAGAAATTCTGCTTTGGCGATTAGACATGTTCCGAGACTATTGGCATAGTACCATGCCTTACTTGGATCATTATATGTTAAGAGTCCGTTTTGGATTTGTTCGACGATAGAAGGGGAGAACCAGTGATTAAGGCGAAGTTGTAGAGCTACGGAAAAAAGAAGATCACATGCTTTTACAGCACCAAGTTCAAAGACAAGGTACCCTCCAAATTCTGCAGAGCCTTTGGGTGTAAATTCTTGAATGGTTGAACTGAAATTCAAGTAACGTCGTTCTGGATCGCGTGTAAACCAGGATTTGGTGGCTGTAAGAGGAAACAGGTCGTCGTCCATTTCATCACGATCGGCAAGGTCAAGAACAGTTGTAGAATCTCCAATAGGTCTTGCGGTCGTATTGTTCATAGGATGGTTCTACTCTGTAGAA